ATTCCCCAACGGGGGCTAGCTCAGCATGGTCTCAGAACTTCTTCTTTAAGCCTGATATTGGTTTGCAGAATGATGTCCAATTAAAAAATGAAGTCTTGCAATTTAAAAACTCTTTTAAGCAGAGAGTTAAAACAAAAGATAATAATGCTTCATTCCAACTTAAGTATGACTTTACAGATATCAGCGACAAACAACTTAAGTGTATATTGCACTTCTTAGAGAATAAGGCTGGATACAGAAGGTTTAGACACGATATAGAATCGGTATATAATAGACCAAAAGCTATGTATTGCCCAGAGTGGAGTCATACATGGAAGTATTTCAACGCGCACGATTTATCCGTGACGTTAGTAGAAGATGTTTTAGGTGTAATCCCAACAGGAAGTTAATATGGCTAGAGATATTTTAAAGAGTAATAATTCAATTGTGATTGCTGGTCAAAAACCAGCATTTACTACTGCTGATAGAATTGGGAGCGATATGAGTGGCGCTTACATGAGCGCTGTTCAAAGCGTGGGTGTCGGTTTTTCTCAGCAAAGGCAAAAGTCTAAGCAGGTTGGATCTAAGGGTTTAGCTATTAACGATATAACTAGGATGCCAGATGTTGATTTATCTATAAGCTATTACTACACTCCAGCGATGTTAAACGAAAACATGTTGGGTTTAATAAACGATCAAACGGGAAGTAGTAAGTCTGATTTTTTTAGTGCGTACGACAATCAGGATCAGAATTTTTATATAGTTAATCATCAAAACCAAGGTTCGGATATGATCGTAAATGATTCTGTAGACCTTAGCGGTTTAACTACTGATGTGGAAGTAGTTTCTATTGGTAATGCTTTTTTAACAAATTACTCTTTAGGTTTTTCTGTGGGGTCTCTACCCATCGTATCCACCTCTTACAAATGTTCTAACATTAGGATGGAAAAGGGTACTTTTGACGAGTGTGATAATCCAGCCATTAATCTACAATCTGGTAATAATCAAGGTGTTGGTTTGGTTCAACTAGAGAATGCAAAGGTAAGCGGGTTTGGAGATTATACAGGAGTGAATAGATTTAATCCACCTCTCTGCTCCCCTACAGAAGTGAATTCAACTCTTCAAAATCTACAGATAGGTGGAGCGCCTATTAGTGGAGACGCTCATTTACAGTCGTTCTCGTTCAATATCCCAATCAATAGAGTTGATCTATTTGGTCTTGGTAGTGATTACCCTTACGGAAGAAAGGTCCAGTATCCACTTACCTCTTCTGTAAGTGTTGAGTTTTTAGTTTCAGGTTTAGCGACTGGAGAGATAGCTAATCTAATTACAGCTGAGTCTGGTTATGATTTCAATATAGAGGTTGTAGATACTGGGGAAGATTTCACTCACACCTTTTCGTTTTCCGATTTAAAGCTTGAGAGTTCCGCTTACAACATGGCCGTGAATAATCAAATGACTTATTCCTTATCGTTTAGTCACGAAATAACTAATTAATCATACTCAATCTTAACATTCTTACTTTCGTAAGTCTGTTTCTTCTCCGCTGTATGACGTTGACCATTTCTCTTGGCGGCATAATCATCGAAGTATTTTTGCTTAACTGGATCTTTTCCTCCAGATTTTTCTGCTCGTCTTTGACTCATCTCCGCTGAGTAATCAAGCATGTCACCTACAGTACCCTTCTTTCCTCCTGTACTGTCCGTAAACTGCCTTTGGCTAAACGGATCAATGTTGGAGTCGATAGAGGCGTTGGGGGCGAAATAGACCCGTTTCCACTCGGTCCCAAAACCATCTACATAAATATGCTCTTCATTCATAGATTGAAAAACGTCTTTATGTTCGTTTGTATCAGGATGCTTGTAGGTATATAAAGGCATATTTTATTATAAATAAAAACGGGGGCGTTTCCACCCCCGTTGATTTTAATTGATTTTAATTTTAGTTGGTTTTAATCTTCCTTTTTTAGGCAGGTTCATAATTAGCAAACCATTATCCATTTTACAGGTAATAGCTTCCGTCTCGACCTTCTTGAAAAGTTGGACAGAAAAAGCCTTCTTTCCATCTTCAGGTTTTGTCTCAATCGTAAGCTTATCTTCAGTAGCTTCGATATCGACATCTTTCTTTGAAAAGCCAGCAAGCTCAACTTTTAACTCGAAAGAATCCCCTTTGTCTTCAACATAGTTTTGGTTTTTAAAACCGTGGTCATTAAATAAGTCGTACAATAATGTATTAATCATGCAAACCTTTTAACAGGATCTATGCCAGATCGAAATCCTTGGAAATACGGGACAAAATGACATCAACAGTGTTCTTGTAAGTCAACTTGTCTGCCAACTTTTGTCCCTCTGTGTTAACTTGTCCCACTTTCTTCTCAGCTTGTTCCATCGCCTTGATCACATCATCCTCTTTCCAGTCATAAAAAGTCCCTTGATTAAATGGAGACCCCTTCTTAAAGAAGACGTTATCGTAACAATCCACTTCTCCCGAAGGCTCAACCAAGATACAATTATCTTCAGTAGCCCAATCTTTATGAGATGTGGCATTAAGAACAATGCTCCATTTGCCGAGGCAAGTTGCATTAAAAGAAGGGAGATTCCAGCCTTCTGCTCCAGACAGTCCTGTAAGATCAATATCGATTGCATTTAAAAACTCATTAACTTCAGAATTTTTTTCTAAATGAGGCAAAAAGTTGATATTAGAATATCTCTCTCCGCCTAAAACAGAATTAATAGTCTTATCCATGTCCTCCTTTTTGTAGAAGGGGTTAGTGACCAAACAAGATAGTTGATACTTTGGATCATTCCCATACTTCTTTAACCAAGCTTGAATAATTCTAGCAGTATGCTTTCTGTGTTCAAACTTACCCATCAAACCAAAATGGGTGATACCACTCAGGTATTCTTTTTTTGTTTCTTTGAAGTCTTTGTCGAAACCCAATGGGCAGAATACGCCACCAAACAAGTCAGAAGCACAGGAAGAACTAAAGAACGTCTCGTTTTGAGATTCAGAAAGTTTCTTTTCAATGTCTGTCGGTTGGTTGCATTCATAAAAGCTTAACAAATATTGTTTACAGTTTTTTCTGTTCTCAGACCCATTTAAATGCCAAATTTTTAAACTTGGTACATCTTCACTAAGATAGTCATGCCTATTATTAATGCTGTTTTCTATTTTCTTCTTTAAGTCTTCCTCAATGTCGTAAGCCTTAATATCTACTTGACCTGTTGGCCAAATACCAACGTCATGATCCCTATCGAAAAGCTCTCGGATAATGTTAAAAGAAACATTACCGAGACTTAACGAGTTGATAGGGGCTTCAACTAAGATCTTCATTAAAAGGGAGGCTCATCGTCAGATCCAAACCCAGCGTTAGCGGTAGGAGTGGCAGTATCAGACCCAGATTTAGAAGATTGACCATCTTCCTTCTTGCCAGAATTTAAGAATTGAATATTATTCCCTCTGATAAAATATTTTGATTGAGGTTTGCCAGTATCCTTGTTTTCCCAAGTGTCCATAGCAAGCTCACCAGAGAACACAAACTCACGACCTTTTGTAAGGTATTTAGATGCGATTTCAGAGAGCTTATCCCAAACCTCAAGATCAATGAAGCATTTGGTTTTGGCGTTGCTTGGAGAGATTCCAACACGGAGGCGTGTTACCGACTTCCCGCCATTAAGTTGACGAGTCTCTGGATCTTTTACAAGATACCCTACTGATGTAATGCTATTATACATAATTTTCTGATTGCTTTTTGAATTTCAACAAACACCGATTGTGAATGTTGATTACTCCTTGAATGCTCATATCGAGTGATTTCGCTATCTTCCTCCAAGGTGTAAGCTTATTAGACACGCCATTATATCGCATGTCAATAATTTTTTCCATTCTTTTGTCCTTTTCTTTTTGCAGAAAGGATTTAAACAAAGAAAAGACCTCATAATTTTCATGCACTTGTCGGTCACCTTCCGACTGAGGCTGTTTCAAAATATCTTCTAGAGAACATTTTTGAAACTTCTTATTTCTGGTCAACGTGTTCAAACACTTCCATTTCGCCTCATTAGCTAGGTATGTTGCAAATTTAGCACCTCTTGATGAGTCGTACTTCATTACTGAGTTGTATATTGTAAACTCTTTATCCTCAAGAAGAGAATCTCTTTCGGCGGTATTCCTACTCCCCGACATAAACCTATCTACCATATCGTGGTAAATCCCTGAATGCCTTTCGATTATTTCGACCAGACTGTTGCTGTCCTGATCTTCTTTAACCCTATCTATTAATTCTTGATCTGTTTCCATCTTTAAAAAAATGCCCTATACAATATATAATAATATAATATAATATATAATAATATTATACGTTCTACTTTACTTATTCGTCATCTAAACCAGAAGCCTTTCTTCAAAGACCACGAATCCTCGCGGAAACAGATCGTATAACGATATTATATAGGTATCTGAAATTGTGTCAAGAAAAAAAAATCAAAAAATTTTAACTCGACAAGAGACGAATATCAGTTAATAGTGTAACTAACGCTAACATGATTTTCGAAGAACAAATATCGCGGAAGCCTGACCATTATCCTTGGGCAGGAGAGTTTATTGAAGCAATGCACAATGGGTTTTGGACTGATAAAGAATTCAGTTTTACCTCTGATTTGCAAGACTTTAACGTGGTATTAAGTGAGCAGGAAAAAGAGATTATTGTTAGGACTCTTTCAGCTATTGGGCAGATTGAAGTCGCCGTTAAGAAATTCTGGAGCAAGTTGGGCGATAACCTTCCTCATCCTTCTTTTAGTGATCTTGGATTCGTCATGGCTAATGTTGAAGTTATTCACAATAACGCTTATGAGCGACTTTTGGAAGTTCTTGGGTTAGAAGAGGTTTTTGAAGAGAATCTTAAACTTGACTTCATTGAGGGCCGAGTAAACTACCTTCGGAAGTACACCCATAAATTCTACAAGAACAGTAAGAAGCAGTATGTTTACGCTTTAATCCTATTCACCCTTTTTGTAGAGAATGTATCATTGTTTTCTCAATTCTACATCATTAACCACTTTGCTCGCTTTAAGAATGTTCTTAAGGATACCGATCAACAGGTTAAGTATACCCGCAATGAGGAGAACGTTCATGCTTTAGTTGGAATGAAAATTATCAACACCATTCGTGAAGAGCATCCTGAGCTTTTTGACGGGGAGTTGGAAGAGCGTATTCTCGACGAAGCTCAACAAGCTTTTAAAGCTGAGAGCAAAATGATCGATTGGATGGTTAACGGCATTCAAGAGAAGGGTCTTAACGCCCCGATCCTAAAAGAATTCATTAAAAATAGGATCAATGATTCTTTACAAAAAATTGGCTTTAAGCAAGCTTTCGATGTTGACAAAAATCTACTGAAAGATACAATCTGGTTTGAAGAGGAGTTGCTTGGTAATAATGCCACCGACTTCTTTTATTCTCGACCAGTCGAGTATTCAAAAAATTCACAGACGTTCAACGTAGACGACTTGTTCTAAATGACTAATTACTATTGGCTAAATGATGACTCAAGATTATTTCTTGAAAGGGGCTATCTAAAAAAAGGTGAGACTCCAGAGCGGAGAATCCGTGATATTGCAGAGACCGCTGAAGTGTATCTCGGTATAAACGGGTTTGCTGACAAGTTTGAGGGATATATGAAGCAGGGATTTTATTCCTTAGCTTCCCCTGTTTGGTCTAATTTTGGTCGTGATCGAGGTTTACCCATATCTTGTAATGGAGTTTATGTTCCTGACAGGATGGATGGCATTTTAGCTAAACAGTCTGAGGTGGGTATGCAGACTAAGCATGGGTCGGGGACTTCCGCTTACTTTGGCGATCTTCGCGAGCGCGGAGCATCAATCAATTCTGGTGGTGAGTCTTCTGGGGCAGTCCATTTTATGGAACTGTTTGATAAGGTTGCTGCTGTTGTTTCTCAGGGGAATGTTCGTCGTGGTTCTTTCGCTGCTTATCTCCCTATTGAGCATCCTGATGTAAAAGAGTTTCTTCGCATCAAGAGTGAGGGTAATGCGATTCAAGACATGTCTTTCGCTGTAACCATTACAGATGAATGGATGAAATCAATGATTGGGGGTGACTCTGATAAGCGTCAGATTTGGGCTTTAATCATCAAGAAGAGGTTTGAAACTGGTTATCCATACTTATTCTTCCAAGATACCGCGAACAATAACGCACCAGAATGTTATCAAGACAAAGACATGAAGATATATGCTTCTAATCTTTGCAATGAGATTAGCTTACCATCTAAAGAAGATGAGTCTTTTGTTTGTTGTTTATCCTCTTTGAATCTAGTGAGATGGGATGACATTGTAAAGACTGACGCTGTTGAGACGTTAGTTGCATTTCTTGATGCAGTGATGGAGGAGTATATCCTAAAAACAAAGCGTATTCCATTCATGGAATCTTCTCATAACTTTGCCAAGCGTCACAGAGCTTTAGGCATGGGAGTTCTTGGTTGGCACTCTTACCTACAAAGCAAAATGATTGGGTTTGAAAGCATGGAGGCTAAAATGCAGAATAGTTCTATTTGGAAGACTATCCGTAATCGTGCAGATGAAGCGACAGCAGAATTGTCGCGAGGTTTAGGGGAACCTATGTATTGTGAGGGGTATGGTCGTCGAAATACTACCACCCTAGCTATCGCTCCAACTACAAGTAGCTCGTTTATCTTGGGTCAGGTTTCTCCATCTATCGAGCCTCTCAATGGTAATTATTTCACCAAAAATCTTGCCAAAGGAAAATTCACCTTCAAAAATCCTTACCTCAAAAAACTCCTATCTGAAAAGGGTCAGGATAATCAAGAGACTTGGATGAGCATCCTTGAAACTGGTGGCTCTGTCCAACACTTACTCTTCCTTTCGGACGAAGAGAAAGACATCTTCAAGACCTTCGGGGAAATCAGCCAAAAAGAAATCGTTATTCAAGCGGCTCAAAGACAAAAGTATATTGACCAAGGGCAATCTCTGAATATCATGGTGGCTCCAAAAATCCCAGCAAAAGAAGTTAGTGAGCTAATGATTTATGGCTGGGAAAGCGGATTGAAGGGGTTTTACTACCAAAGAAGCGCTAATCCTAGTCAAGAATTAGCAAGATCTATGATGGAATGTAAATCTTGTGAAGGTTGATTTCATTTATATCTAAAATAAGTGTAAAGGAAAATACAATGGAGTTGGACTTTTCTAAGAAAATTAAAGAACTTTTAGCGTTAAGTGAAGCCGCAAAACGTGGTGGACCCAAGAGTGGCGCTCAAACACCAGCTAAACCTTCTGAAAAGAAGAAAGGTTCTAGCAAGAATAAGTCTGGCTCTGCGGGTGGGAAAGGTGGATCTATTACCTTTTCAGAAAAAGTCGTCACAGCTTTAAAAAACAAAGTTAAAGAGCATAACGATAAACATTCTAAAAAAGTGACTTTAGGTCAACTCAAGAAAATTTATCGTCGTGGCGCTGGAGCATTCTCTTCTAGCCACCGCCCCGGCAAGACCAGAGGTCAGTGGGCAATGGCCCGTGTAAATACATTCCTCAAAATGGTCAGGGGAGGCAAGGTGAAAAAGTCTTACCGTGCCGCTGACCAAGACGTAGCAAAAGGCTCTGAAGAGTATTACCTTGAAAAAGAAGGTGAAGCTTTTGTTGATTTTGCTGATATTGAGTTTGATATCGCCCACCTTGATCTAGTTATGGCTGGAGCTAATGAGTGGGATCAAGATGATTCAACAGAAGATCTTGAATACACAGAAGCAGAAAAGAAAACTTTAAATAAACCTTTCCGACTAAAAGGCGGGAAAAAGAAGTATGGGGTTTATGTGAAAAACCCAAAGACTGGTAATGTGATTATGGTTAAGTTTGGTGACCCTAATATGGAAATCAAACGTGATGACCCAGCTCGTCGTCGCAGCTTTAGAGCTAGACATAAATGTGATACAGCTAAAGACAAAACGACCCCTCGTTATTGGAGTTGCAGGTTTTGGTCGAAAAAGCCTGTCAGTAAGATGGTTTCTAATGAAGTCCTAGCTTGGGATGAAGAAGAAGTTTATAGTGAGTGGG